TTTTAATATATGTTCATGAAGTTGGTGTTGATTCAAAAGGAAACAATATCTATGAATTTATATTTAATGATATAACAGAAGATATTGATGGAAATGAATGGGATCAATATCCAGCATCTTCAGCAAAACCTGAACCACCACATGAAAGATTTGTTAAGGAAATTGGTAGATTAGAGACAAATAAAATAAAATTAGATGTTATCCAAAAAAGTTCTTTATTTGCAGTATTTGATGCATTAGATGGAATTGTTTCCTTAGCTTTTGAGAATTTGGATGATTATGAAATCTACCCAAAGAAAAGATTAGGATTTATGTTTGGTGAAACGTTACAAGAAGTTAAAGATAAATTATATGAAAAAGATTTAATATTGGAATTAAAATATGAAAAAAAACAAAAAAATATTAAGTAAAAACTTATTTGAAGCTACATATGTTGCTAGTGATCCTAAAGATGTTAAAGATCTTAAATCAAGTGGTGTATTATCTAAAGATGATACTGTAATGATGGATGATGAAAAATCAAGTTCAAATTCTAATGATGATTCAATGGCTTTAAGTGAAAATGAAAATAATTCAAATAATATTATTTCCTTTAAATTAGCAAAAATATTAAAAGAAAAAGGATTTAATAAACCAGTTTCACAATTTTATACTCAAGAAGGTGATTTATCATTAGATATGTGGAATAAATATGGTAAAATTCCACCAACGTCTGATTATAACGCATATCCAAAACACCCAAACGCAAAACCATTTTATAAATATGGTTATTCAGCACCAACAATTGATATTGTATTACCTTGGATTAGAGAAAAATATAATATGGATTTAAATTCAGAATATCAAGTATTACAATTATTTACCAACAATTTAAATGAAAATACTGAAGAATCAAAACAACCAATTAAAGTTGAATATCTTTCAAATATGAAAGGTGAAGAACCATTTGAGATTCAAGGTGATAAATATGAATATGTATGGGGAAAATATCCAGATGGTGAAAGAAAACCAGCTGTTTATTGTTATAAAGATGATATAACAATATCTGAAGATTGGTTTAATGAGAATATTGCAAAACATAAAGAAAATATGAATGAAAATTCAAGTGCTAATGATGATTGTCATAAAAAAATAATTAATTTTGCAACATGGTATAGTGGAATGGATAGATTAAAGGTTGAAAATGCTCATAAACGTTATTTAAATGAAACAAAACAATTGGATGAAAATTCTGGAGTTAACAGACCAAAAGATGTAAATGGAAATGATATTACAATTAAAGCAAGAGTTGTTATTAATAACTCTGAAATTGGTCATGTTTTACAATTTGGTTTAAATGATAAAAATGAAGAAGTTGCAATTGTTGAATTAATTAATGGTAGAAAAGTTAAAGTTCCATTTAATCAAATCATTGTGGATGATAATTCAAGAATTGTTAGAGAAGAACAAAATGATGTTGTTGATGGAACAAATATACCAAAATTACAACAAGATGTTAAAATATTGGTTGATAAGATATCAACAGTTTTAAAACCTTATTTGGATAAAATTAATAAACCAGTTGAACAAGCTGAATTAATTGCAGCAATAGCTGAAAGAATTGGAATTCCAAGGGAAAAATTATCTGGAATTATTGGAAAATTAAGAACAATATCAAAACAAACAAATATTATTCAACAAGATGTAACTTCAACAAGTCAAGTTAATGAAAATGAAAGTAATCTTAAGAAAGTTAATATAAACGGAACTGATTTTTATGCTGATGAGATGAAAAGAACGATTTATACAAGTGAAGATTTAAAAAATAAAATCAGTTGGGATAGGTTAAATTCATTTGAAAGACAACAAATATATGATCAACTTAAAAACGGTTATAAGATTAATGAAAATAGAAAAATAATTAAAACAATTAAAGTTAAAGATATTAAAAAGAAATAATTATGAATTATAAAAAACTAATACAAGACGCTTTAAATAAAAAAGCAAATTTAAACGAAATGAAATATCCACAAGGAATGAAGGAAAGAATGCATCCACAATTAGAAGAGGAATTAATGAACCAAACAACTTCATTAGGAAAACATCCAATATTTCCAGCAAGTGATGAATATACATTTGAACAAAAGATAATGTCAAACAGATTCAAAGAAGTTGTTGACAGATATAAAAGAGCACATGATGTAACAGATATTGATAATAAACAATTATTATTGGATATGATGCCCATGGTTCAATCAACAATGGAACTTGAAAAGGATCATAAGAAGGAACTAGAAGAACTAGCTGTTAAAATGATCAGGGAAGAATATAATATGGGAGAAGATGTTGTTGAAATTATTGCAGAATTAACTGATACTATTGATATGTCAGGGACAAAAAAGAATCCAACACCAAAGGAAACTGAGGAAGAAATGGAGTTTGAATCTCATGAACAAATTCAAAATCAATCTGATGAAGTTTATAAAAGAAGATTTTTAAATGCAATGATTCAAGGTGCTGCAAAAAAAGTTAATCATATGTTTCATATGGTCGATGATGAATTAAGTAAAATGAATCCATTATTACCAACAAAATATGGTAAAATGATGTCAGCAGCTGATTATATGTATTATATTATTCCAACAATAGATGATGGTGGGGTTAGTGGTGGAAGTGTAAGGGTTCAATTTCCAACAGAAGAGAATCCTAAAGCAGTTATTTATGCTCAAGCAATGGTTTTCCCAGTTTTAATCCATGAACTTGTTAAAGGTGTAATGGAGTTATTATCAGCTCATGGTTTACCAGAAGATGAAACATTAGCCGAACATGTAATTAATAAAGCTGATTACACTTTAGCAGAAAAATGGGATCTCATGCTTGGTCCTGCTTTATATGAAAGATTTACATCTTTAATACCAGCAGAAGATTTTAATTTAAAACATCATTTATACTCAGAATTAGCAGCAATGCCAGTTAAAGATTTTAATGAGAACATGAAAGAAGTGATGGCACACACCAATAAAGGTAAACAATTAATATTAGGAATGCTTAAAGATATTAAAGAAGATCTTGGAAAGGATGATTATAGAATGAAAATGAATGAAATTGAAAAGGAAGCTTATTTCCAAGATCCTAATGATTTAGATAATATTGATTTGAATGGTTTGTTTTAATTAATTGTGAATTTTCTATATCATAAATCAAATCCATTAGATAGAAAATCTATAGATAAACAAGGATTATTACCACAACGTGGAGAACAATGGTTAAGAGGAACAGATATTAAAGGAAAAGCTATTTTTGCAACCACAAAGAAAGATTTATTTAATTCAACTTATGATGATGATATTTGGGAAATAAATTTAAGTTTAATACCAACTATAAAATGGTTTATTGATCCAAATTATGAAAATAAAAATCATTTATATACTCAACAACCAATTCCAAAAAATGCAATTAAATTAATAAAACAAGGAAGTGGCGAACCAATATCTGAAACTAAACAATTTATTAAACAAAGATTAAGGGAAGAATTAAATATAAAATATGCTGTTATTGAAATAAAAATACCAATGGCTTATATGTCATGGGAAAAATATTTTCAAATTGTACCATATCATAATACATTGGGTGGTAGGGTTCAAGTAAAAAAAAGTGACGGTAATATACGTTCAATATCCACAAAAAATATTAAAGTGTTAAAAGTATTTAATGAAAACGAAAAAGAAGAAATGAATAGGTTTATTCAAGAATTAAGGATTAATAGAGAAAAAGAACTTAGAAGTTATGGCTTATTAAAATAATATGAATACAACTTGTCAACAATGTGCAAAAGAATGTTCCATTTGGGAAGAAGTTACAACATCATGTTTTGGTAAATTAGAAATATGGTGTTATTGCCCAGAATGTGATATAGAAACATTTCATCCAATAAAATAGTATTAAATCCAGTAAATTTACTGGATTTTTTTGTTTTAACATATTGTAACTCTGTAAGATATTTATAGAATACAAATGGAATTACATAATTTATTAACAAAGGACCAAATTCTAACCGAGTTCGCCAAATGTTTGGATGATCCAACTTATCCAATTATTAATTATTTAAAAACTTATGACTTAACACAAGAAGGGTTTGTACCATTTAAATTATTTAAAAAACAACATGAAATTGTTCTTGATTATGAAAATTATCGTTTTAATCTTGTAACAAAACCTAGACAAGCTGGTATATCAACCACAACACAAGCTTATTTGGCTGTTAAAGCATGGCTTGCTGATAAAAACAAACCAGAAACCATATTAGTTATTGCCAATAAATTAACATTAGCAAAAAAATTCATAAAAGGTATTAAAGATTTTGTTACTCAATTACCTAGATGGCAATGGGGTTCAGAATATTATGGAACACCAGAAAAAGAAAAAAAATCTATTTGGGTTAAAGATTCTCAAATTGAACTTGAATTACCAAATGGTTCAAAAATTATTGCTGTTGCAACTTCAACAGATGCATTAAGGGGATATACACCAACTTATCTTGTATTTGATGAGGCAGCATTTATTGATGATGGTGCTGAACTATATTCAGCTGCTATTACATCATTAGGTACTGGTGGTAAAGCTATTTTAATTAGTACACCTAATGGATATGACCCATTATATTATAAAACTTATGAACAATCTGTAAAAGGAGAAAATAACTATAATGTTATTGAAATGCGTTGGTATCAAGATCCACGCTATAACAAAGATTTAAGATGGATTGATAAAGATAATAATCAAACTAAAGAAGTTGAATTTACATTTGAATCATTTGAAAAAATGGTTAGTGAAGGTTATAAACCAACCTCATCATGGTATGAGAACATGTGTAAGGAACTTAATAATGATAAACGTAAGATAGCGCAAGAATTAGATGTATCATTTTTAGGTTCTGGTGGAAATGTTATTGATGATGAATATATTGTCTTCCAAGAAAAAACAAATGTTAAAGAACCAAAATATATCTTAGGAAAAGAAGAAGAAATATGGATTTGGGAAGAACCAATTGAAGGTCATGAATATATTTTAGTAGCTGATGTTAGTGGTGGAGCTGGAGCTGATTATTCAGTAATTCAAATTATTGATTTTACAACTCATGAACAAGTTTTTGAATATAGAAGCAAAATTTTAGCTGATTTACTTGCTGAAGTGGTTAATGAATGGGGTTTAAAATATAATGCTTATGTTATTGTTGATAGGGTTGGTGTTGGTCAAACAACAGTTCTTAAATTAATGGAAATGAAATATCCTAATTTACATTGGGATAATCCAGAACATAAAAATTTATTAGATAAAAGAAGTATTAAAGCTTATTCAAACGATAATAGAATTGCTGGTTTTGCTGTTGGTAATGATAGATTAAATATGGTTGCTCATCTTGAGATGATGGTTAGGACAAATGGAATTATAATTAGATCAAAAAGAACAACATCTGAAATGAGAACTTTCATTTATAAAAACGGAAAACCAGATCATATGTCTGGGTACAATGATGATTGTTTGATGAGTTTAGCTATGGGATTATGGGTTTTGGAACATTCATTTTCAAAACTTAAAAAAGCAAATGCACAAACAAAAGCAATGCTTGATTCTTGGTTAGCAATTACACCAACAACACAAGAATCAATAAATAACGAAAATAAACAAACACCGAATAAAAAACCTAACTTCCACCCTTCAGTTTCACGGAACATGCAGGACCCAAATGGGAATTATTTATGGTTATTCAGCAAAAGAAAATAGGTTTATTTCCATAAAAAAAGAATTATATTAAGATTAAAATAAGAAAAGGATGGCTAATAAAAATTTAACAATATACCAAAGATTAACCAAAATGTTTGGTCAAGATGGTGTTAAACAACCACAAACAGATGTTATTCAAACAAATAAATATTCTTTAAATGCTAATGAATTACTTAAAACAAGTGATAAAGCTGAATATGAACAAAAGAAATTACAAGCACAACAAAATAGATATTTAAATAATGTTTGGTCTAGTGCTGGGAGAAGTTTAAGTCAAAATCAATTACAAAGTGAATCAACAAGAATTAGTGCTTATATTGATTTTGAAAATATGGAATATTATCCATTAATTTCAGCTGCATGGGATATCATGGCAGAAGAATCTACAGTCTTGGGAAACAACGGGAGAATGATGAATATCTATTCTGATAATAAAAGAGTTAAACAAATATTAGAAGATTTATTTTTTAATAGATTAGATTTACACACATCACTTCCAATGTGGACACGCAATGTGGTAAAATATGGGGATAATTTCTTGTTACTTAACATTGATGATAAAATGGGTATAATGGGTGCTAAACAATTACCTAATATTGAAATGCTTAGAAGAGATGCTGATTTTTTATCTACATCAAATACAAAAGAGAAAACAAAATTTATATGGAATGGTAGAAATGCTGAATTTAATGAATGGCAAGTTGCACATTTTAGATTATTAGGTGAAGATAGAAAATTACCATATGGAACTTCTATTTGTGAAAAAGCAAGAATGATTTGGAAAAGATTAGTAATGTCTGAAGATGCAATGCTTGTTTATCGTATTACAAGAGCACCTGAGAGAAGAGTTTATAAAGTTTATGTTGGTAATATCGATGATGCTGATGTACAAGCATATGTTGATAAAATCGCAAATCAATTTAAAAGAACTGGATTAATCGATCCGCAAACTGGTCAAATTGATTTAAAATATAATCAATTAGGTAATGATCAAGATTTCTTTATTCCAACAAGGGATGAAAGTTTACCAATGCCAATTGAAACATTACAAGGTGCTGATAATTTAGATAAAATTGCTGATATTGAATATTTAAGAGATAATTTATTTACAGCAATAAGAGTACCAAAAACATTTTTAGGTTTTGAAGATGCAAAGGGTGAAGGTAAAAATTTATCTTTACAAGATATTCGTTTTGCAAGAACAATTAATAGAATTCAACAAACAATGTTGCAAGAATTAAATAAAATTGCAATGATTCATTTATATACATTAGGTTTTGAAGATGATTTTGATAATTTTACATTAACATTAACCAATCCATCAACACAAGCTGAAATGCTTAAAGTTGAACATATGCAAATTAAAACAACATTATATAAAGATGCTGTTGGTGATGCTGGAAATGGTTTTGGTGTAATGTCTATGACAAGAGCTAAGAGAGAAATATTAGGGTGGAGTGATGATGATATTAAACAAGATTTATTGGAGCAAAGAATGGAAAAAGCTGCTGCTGCTGAACTTGCAAATACTGAAAAAGTAATTAAACATACAGGAATGTTTGATAAGGTAGATACAATCTATGGTGATATTGAAAAGGCTAGAGAAGGTGTTAGTGGTGAAGAAGGTGCAGATGCTGGTGAAGATGGTGGGGGTTCTGCTGGTGGTGGGGGTGGATTCGGTGGGGGTGGTTTAGGTTCTGAAGATTTAGATTTTGGTGATGAAACTGCTGGTGAGGGTGAAGAAGAAACTGGAAATGAAGAAGAAGGTGGTGCAACAGCAGATGCTGGTGCAGAACAAGGAACTGAGGTAGAAGCAACAGAAAATAAACCTGACGAAACTTTATCTGAAAATATTAAGAAAAAAAAGGAATTATTAACCAATAAAATCAAAGAGAAAAAACAAAAATATACCAAAAGTTATAATCAAAAATATATAGATTATTTAGATGGTAAAACCAAAACTATTACAGAATCTATCAAATTTGAGGATGAAAACTTTAAAATTAATGAGAATGTAAATAATTTCATTAATGAAATTGATAAGAAATTAAAGGAATAAATTTGATTTTATTAAAAATAATC